GCTTCTGGATGGCGTTCAGTAACCCACGGCGCAACACGGGGTACTTTTACGAGGCGTTCAACAGCAAACGCGAGTTCTGGCGCACAAAAGTGGTGGACGCCCGCACGGTCGAAGGTACGGATAAGGCGGTTTATCAGCGGATCATTGACGAATATGGGCCAGACTCGGCGCAGGCGCACGTTGAGGTGTACGGCATGTTCCCCAACGCGGGGGATGACCAGTTCATCGGGGCGGACATAGTAGACGACGCCATGAAACGGGCCAAGTATCAGGATCAGTCAGCGCCAATCGTGATTGGCGTAGACCCCGCACGGTTTGGAGCGGATGCAACCGTTATTGCGGTGCGGCAGGGTCGGGATATTGTGAAGATCATGCGGCACAGAGGCGACGACACCATGACGGTGGTGGGGCATGTGATCGAAGCGATTGATGAATTTAAGCCAACGCTGGTCGTGATCGACGAAGGGGGGCTGGGCGCGGGGATTGTCGATCGATTAAAAGAGCAAAGGTACAAAATCAAGGGCGTGAACTTTGGAAACAAGGCCAAGAACCCGATTATGTACGGCAATATGCGTGCGCAAATGTGGGGTGACATGCGCGAATGGCTCAAGACGGCAAGCATTCCCAACGATCGGTTCTTGAAAACTGATTTGATTTCGCCTATGATGAAGCCTGACTCACGGGGAACGATCTTCTTGGAAAGCAAGAAGGACATGAAGTCGCGGGGGCTGGCCTCACCTGATGCAGCCGACGCAATTGCTGTTACATTTGCGTTTCCTGTGGCACATCGGCAGTATGTTGAACCAACCCGACGCGTGAACATGCAGGGTAGTGGGGTCAACGCATCATGGATGGGGGCATAAAATGGCGACTAAACCTGGTTTGTATAGTAACATTCACGCAAAGCAAGCGGGCTCTGGCGAGAAGATGAACAAGAATGCGCCTACCGCCAAAGATTTCAAAGACTCAGCTAAAACTGCGAAGAAGAAATAATGCCGCTAGTTAAATCAAAAACACCCGAAGCCTTTCGCAAGAACGTCAAGGCCGAAGTTGCCGCTGGTAAGCCAGTGAAACAGGCCGTGGCAATTGCTTACAGCGTCAAGCGCGAAGCAGAAAAGAAAAAGAAATGACAGACTACACAGGCATCGCCGCAGCCGGTGCTGTGGCCAACGGCGGCAAGCAAAAGGACTCCGAGTCTAATGTCTTGGCGACTGCTCGCTCGCGTTTGGACATGGCCATCGGCGCGCTGTCTGAATCCCGCGAAGATGAAATTGACGACCTGAAGTTCTACGCTGGCTCGCCTGACAACCGCTGGCAGTGGCCTGCGGACGTGTTGGCCACCCGTGGTTCTGTGCAAGGTCAAACGATCAACGCCAGACCGTGCTTGACGGTTAACAAGTTGCCCCAGCACGTAAGGCAGGTGACCAATGACCAAAGACAAAACCGCCCAAGTGGCAAAGTTATTCCAGCCGACGACCATGCAGACATTGAAGTTGCAGAAATCTTCAATGGAATGGTCAGACACATTGAATACATCTCGGACGCAGATGTTGCTTACGACACCGCCTGTGAAAACCAAGTCTCCTACGGCGAAGGTTACATCCGCATCCTGACCGAATACTGCGACGAAAACACATTCGATCAAGACATCAAGATTGGCCGTGTGCGCAACTCATTTAGCGTCTACATGGATCCAACAATCCAAGACCCAACCGGTGCAGATGCTAAGTGGTGCTTCATTACTGAAGACATCACCAAAGACGAATACACGCGGATGTACCCTAACTCTGCGCCCATCACCACCTTGCAAACGCTGGGTGTTGGCGACCAAAATCTGAGCCAATGGCTCACCGAAGACACTGTTCGCGTTGCTGATTACTACTATGTAGATTACGACAAAGCAACGCTTAACTTGTACCCTGGGAATGTGACCGCTTTTGACGGCACCCCAGAGGACAAACAACTGAAAGCAATTTATGGCAAGCCTAAAAGAACTCGCGAATCGGATCGCGTCAAGATTAAATACTGCAAGATTAACGGCTATGAAATTCTTGAAGAACGCGATTGGGCGGGGAAATACATCCCCGTAGTTCGCATTGTCGGCAATGAATTTGAAGTTGACGGTAGGTTGTATGTGTCGGGCTTGGTGCGCAACGCCAAGGATGCCCAGCGCATGTACAACTACTGGGTGAGCCAAGAGGCAGAGATGCTTGCCTTGGCACCCAAAGCGCCGTTCATTGGCTACGGTGGCCAGTTTGAAGGCTATGAGAACCAATGGAAGACTGCAAACACGACCAACTGGCCGTATTTGGAAGTCAATCCAGACGTCACAGACGGCCAAGGTGCCGTGCTGCCATTACCCCAGCGGGCACAGCCTCCAATGGCCTCCAGCGGCCTGTTGCAAGCCAAAGCAGGCGCATCTGAAGACATTAAGGCGTCCACTGGCCAATACAACGCATCTTTGGGCATGGGCTCAAACGAACGCTCAGGCAAAGCCATTTTGGCTCGCAAGCGCGAAAGCGATGTGGGCACATACCATTACGGCGACAACTTAGCCCGTGGTGTACGCCACATCGTGCGCCAGCTTGTGGACTTGATCCCCAAGATTTACGACACACAGCGTGTGGCTCGCATCATTGGCATAGACGGCGAAACCAGCATGGTCAAGATTGACCCTATGCAAGAAGAGCCGGTCAAAAAGATTGTGCAAGACGACATTGTGATCGACAAGATCTACAACCCCAACGTCGGCAAGTACGACGTGGTGGTGGCGACCGGCCCAGGCTACGCAACCAAGCGCCAAGAAGCCTTGGAAGCAATGGCTCAACTGTTGCAGGGTAACCCCCAACTGTGGTCTGTGGCTGGCGACTTGTTTGTCAAGAACATGGACTGGCCTGGTGCGCAAGAGATGGCCAAACGCTTTGCCAAGACCATCGACCCCAAACTCATGGCCGACGGCGACAAGCCGCCCGAACTGCAAGCCGCCGAGCAACAGATCCAAGCGATGGGTCAAGAACTCGACCAGTTGCATGGAATGCTGCAAAACGTGGGTAAATCCATTGAAGCGCAAGACATGCAACGCAAAGATTTTGAAGCTGAAATCAAGCTGTACCAAGCTGAAACACAGCGCATTTCTGCTGTGCAAGCAGGTATGACTGAGCAACAGATCCAAGATATTGCAATGGGTGTGGTTGCTGCGGCAATGGAATCACAAAACCTAGTCAATGAAATGCCTAGTCGTGAGCAGCCTGAAATGATGCCTGAACAACCTGAAATGATGCCCGAAGGCGAAATGATGCCACCACAAGGAATGCCCCAATGAAAGCCGCTGATTTTTTAGGATTGCTATTTCTTGCCCGTGACGTGGCGCATAGCGTTCATTTAAACACTCGTAGCTTTAGCAAACATGACGCGCTTAAAATTTTCTATGAGCGTATTGTTGGCGCGGCAGATGATTTTGCCGAAACCTACCAAGGCCGTCACGGCTTAATTGGCCCCATCACGTTACATTCAGCTAAAAAGACGTCCAACATCATTGAATTCTTGGAAGACTCACTTAAACAAGTTGAGGATTGCAGATATGAAATTTGCGACAAAACTGATACTGCGTTGCAACAACTCATCGATAATATCGTTGAGATTTATCTTCGAACCCTCTACAAACTCAAATCTTTGGCGTAAGGAAACATCATGGCAAATTTTGCACAAATCACCGCAACCGCCAACATCAAGCCAATGGGCGGCAAACTTAAAGGTATTTTTGTCAGCGCGGCTTCATCCACGCCGACCATCACGGTTTATGACTCTGCTGCTGCGACCACAACTCGGACTGTTCTGAGCGTGTTCACACCTGTTGCTGCAACCTCGTATGTGCTCCCTCTTGACGGTATTTACGTCAATAACGGCATTTACGTGGTAATTTCAGGTACAGTGTCAGCAACGATCATTTTCGAATAATCAAAACCCGTACTGGTGCGGCTCACCAGGGGATCTTAGGATTCAAAAATGACTGAAGAAGTCCAACAACCCTTAGCGGAAGTAGACTCCGCGCCAGCTCCAGAAGTGACGGCCACTCAGGAAGCAAATCAAACGCCGGAAGTCGCTGAAGAAGCAAAAGAGCCTTCACGGGTTTTTACCCAAGAAGAACTTGATGCAGCAATCGGCAAAAGGCTTGCAAGAGAACAACGTAAGTGGGAAAGAGAGCAGTCTCAACGTCAAGCGGAAGCCCAAACGCTGAGAGCGCCAGCAAGTATCCCGTCAGTCGATCAGTTTGAAAGCACTGAAGCCTACGCAGACGCATTGGCGTATCAGAAAGCCGAACAACTGCTTGCCCAGCGAGAACAAGCAAGGCAGCAATCTGCAATCATTGAGTCTTATCACGAAAAGGAAGAAGAAGCTCGGTCTAAGTATGATGACTTTGAACAAGTCGCATACAACCCGAAACTTCCAATTACTGACGTGATGGCTGAGTCGATCCGAGCCTCGGACATAGGCCCTGAAGTAGCTTACTACCTCGGTGCCAACCCCAAGGAAGCAGATCGAATTTCTCGTCTTTCGCCTATCGTGCAAGCCAAAGAAATTGGGAAGATTGAGGCCAAAATGGCCAATGATCCTCCCGTGAAAAGAACTACGTCTGCGCCAGCACCGATTTCGCCTGTCACTGCGCGCTCCTCTGGGAGCCCAGCCTATGACACTACGGATCCACGGTCTACCAAGACCATGACCGATTCGCAGTGGATTGAAGCTGAAAGAGCAAGGCAGATGAAAAAGTGGCAAGCACAGGCAAACCGCTAAACAATTTTTGAAGGATTTTTTCCATGTCTAATAGTATCTTAACGATCGACATGATCACCCGCAAAGCTCTTGAGATTCTTGAGAACAACCTGGTGCTCACCCGTAACGTGAACCGTCAGTACGACGACAGCTTTGCTGTTGAAGGTGCCAAGATTGGTTCTACACTGCGTATCCGTTTACCCGACCGCGCTCTGGTAACTGACGGTGCCGCCTTGCAAGTTCAAGACGACAACGAACAGTTCACCACTTTGACTGTTGCTTCACAAAAGCACATCGGCGTGAACTTCACATCTGCTGAATTGACCATGCAATTGGACGACTTCGCAGAGCGTGTTCTGAAGCCTCGTATCAGCCAATTGGCCTCCAGCATTGATGCTGACGTTGCCAATGCTTACAAAACCATCGGTAACTCTGTTGGTACACCTGGCACCACTCCTTCTACTTCTTTGGTCTTGTTGCAAGCCCAGCAGAAGCTGAACGAGAACGCTGCCGTGATGTCACCACGTTACGCTACCGTCAACCCCGCTGCTAACGCTGGTTTGGTTGAAGGCATGAAGGGTTTGTTTAACCCCACCGACACCATCAGCAAGCAGTTCAAGAACGGCATGATGGGCACTGGCGTGTTGGGCTTTGATGAAGTCAACATGTCTCAGTCAATCAAGCAACACACCACCGGCACACGTGCTGCTACTGGCAACACCACTGGCGCTGCTGTGACTTCTGAAGGTGCATCTACTCTGACATTGACTGTCGGCTCTGGTGAAACCATCGCTGTTGGTGACGTGTTCACAATCGCTGATGTCTACGCTGTGAACCCACAAACCCGTGAATCCACTGGTTCGTTGTTCCAGTTTGTGGCCTTGGCTTCTTCAACCACCACCACCACTGCTACTGTGACCGTTGCGCCTATGTACTCGGCCAGCCACGCTTTGGCGACCATGACTTCATTGCCTGCTACCAGCAAGGCCGTGGTGTTCGTGGGTACTGCTTCTAGCCAGTACGCTCAGAACTTGGTTTACCACAAAGACGCGATCACTTTTGCGACCGCCGACTTGTTGTTGCCCCAAGGCGTCGATATGGCTGCTCGCGCAGTTCATAACGGTATCAGCTTGCGCGTTGTCCGTCAGTACGACATCAACAACGACCGTATGCCTTGCCGTATTGACGTTTTGTATGGCTTCAGCACCATCCGCCCACAAATGGGCTGCCGCATCTGGGGCTAACCAAATGGGGCTTCGGCCCCGTTTTCTAAATCTTTTTAAGGAAAATTATCATGGCATTACCTAATGGCGCAGGCGGTTACCAAGTTGGTGACGGCAATCTGACAGAAGCTCAACTCACAGTTCAAACAATCCCCACGTCTTTGACTGCGGATACCACATTGACTGCTGCTCAAGTAGCAGTTGGTTTGGTTGTTTGCGCAAAAGCCTCGGACGCTACATTAACAGTGACTCTGCCCACAGCAGCGTTGCTTGATGCAGCTATCCCAAGTGCAAAAGTTGGTTCAGCTTTCAGCTTGACCATTTGCAACAACAACAACACAGGCGCATCGTCTACCGTTCCAGTCACGGCTGGCACAGGTATCACGATCTATGGCTCTGTCACTGTCCCACGTTTCGGTGCATACACATACCGTTTTGTGAAGACTGGCGACGCAGCTTACTCTGCATTTTTGATGTAAACCTGATTGGGGGCTTCGGCCCCCTTTCTTAAAGGAAAAATCATGTCAAATACCAAACCAATTGGCGTTGCTTTTACAGACCAAGACATCATCGGCTCACAATATGTGTTGTCCGGCGAGCAATTGGGCTATACCAGTGATGCTCAAGGTGCTGTAACGCAAGCTACAAGCAAATCTACCGGCGTGACTTTGAACAAGTCTGCTGGTCAAATCACAACAAACAATGCTGCTTTGGCAAGCGTTACCAACGTGACTTTCACGTTGACTAACTCTCTCATTTCTGCAAATGATGTTTTGATTTTGAACGTAGGCTCTGGTGCTACCGCTGGTGCGTATAACTGTTGGGTGTCTGGCTTGTCTGCAGGCGCTGCAACCATTACTTTGCGTAACATTTCTGGCGGCTCGCTGTCTGAAGCTGTAGTTATCAACTTTGCGTTGATCCACAACGTATAAACCAACCAAGGGGCCTAAACAGCCCCTTCTTAAAATTATGGCTGTTATTTACATGTCTCACCCGATCCACGGTGCCAAAGTTGCAACTATGGAGCTTGAAGCCGTAGAAGATGAAAAAAATGGCTGGGTACGATATACTTTAGACACGCCTGTTGAGGCGGCTCCTGTCGTCAACGAACTGGAAGTCAAACGTCGTCGTAGCCGATCACCAGAGGTGGTCGAACAAGGAGCATAAACATGGCCATCTACACTGCTGGCGATCAAATTAATAGAGCATTACGATTGCTTGGTGTGTTGGCTGAAGGCGAGACAACTTCTGCGTCCGTGTCTCAGGATTCGCTGATGGCGCTGAATCAGATGATTGATTCATGGAACACCGAGCGCCTTTCCGTATTTTGTACTCAAGACCAAGTGTTTACTTGGCCTGCCGGTGAATACATCCGCACCCTTGGCCCGTCAGGCAACTTCGTAGGCTTGCGCCCCGTTTTATTGGATGACGCCACCTACTACCGTGACCCAGGCACCAACGTGTCCTACGGCATCAAATTCATCAATCAACAACAGTACGACGGCATTGCGGTCAAGACTGTCACTAGCACATACCCACAGGTCATTTTTGTGAATATGGGGTACCCCGACATCACAATGTCCATTTACCCGCGCCCTACACGCGACTTGGAATGGCATTTTGTAAGCGTCCAAGAATTGACTCAGCCCGCCACTTTGGTGACCAACATTCTGTTCCCACCAGGCTATTTGCGAGCTTTCACATACAACTTGGCAATGGAAATCGCACCTGAATTCGGCGTGGAGCCAAGCCCACAAGTGCAACGTATCGCCATGACTTCCAAGCGTAACTTGAAGCGCATCAACAATCCTGATGACGTAATGTCAATGCCCTACGCCATCGTGGCCTCACGTCAGCGGTTCAACATCTACGCTGGTAATTACTGATGCAAACCCCGATTCTTGGCTCCAGCTACGTCGCCCGCAGCGTCAATGCTGCCGACAATCGCATGGTGAACCTGTACCCCGAGGCCACGCCAGACGGTGGCAAGACTGCGGCTTTTTTGACGCGATGCCCTGGGCTGGAGTTTTTGCAAACCATTGGTACAGGCCCAATCCGAGCCCTTTGGGCGCATCAAACCAACGGCTCCGACTTTTATGTCGTGTCGGGTTTGGAGGTGTACAAAGTTACTGGTATGACGGCTACGCCGACGTTAATCGGCACTGTGACAGGCACGGGCCCTGTATCTATTGCTGACAACGGTACCCAACTTTTCTTTGCCTGCAACCCTGACAGCTTTATCTACAACGAAGTCACCAACGTATTTGCGCAAATTACTGACCCAGACTTTCCTGGCGCGGTGACTGTGGGTTACTTGGATGGCTATTTTGTGTTCAATGAGCCGTACAGCCAAAAAGTCTGGGTGACATCCCTGTTGGACGGCCTGTCGGTTGACCCGCTTGATTTTGCTAGCACCGAAGGCTCACCCGACGGTTTGGTGGCCATCAACGTAGACCACCGCGAAGCGTGGATGTTTGGCACCGACTCAATTGAGGTTTGGTACGACGCAGGCTTGGTTGACTTTCCGTTGACCCGCATCCAAGGTGCTTTCAACGAGATTGGCTGTGTGGCCGCTTTTTCGGTCGCCAAGCTAGACAACGGTTTGTTTTGGCTAGGCACGGACGCCCGTGGCCAAGGCATTGTCTACCGAGCCAACGGCTACACTGGCCAACGCATATCTACCCACGCCATTGAGTACGCAATTGCTCAGTATGGCAATATTTCGGACGCAATAGCCTACACATACCAGCAAGAAGGCCACGCCTTTTATGTGCTGACTTTCCCTACTGGCAACGCCACATGGGTTTACGACGTGGCTACCCAAGCATGGCATGAACGTGCTGGGTGGGACAACGGTGCTTTTACCCGTCATCGGTCTAACTGTCAGTGCAATTTTGGTGGTAACACCATTGTGGGCGATTTTGAAAATGGCAACATCTACAAAATGAACTTAGATGTCTACGCAGACAATGGCGGCGTTCAAAAATGGTTGCGTTCATGGCGCGCCCTACCCAGCGGTCAAAACAACCTCAAGCGCACCGCCCATCACAGCCTGCAATTGGATTGCGAGTCTGGCACTGGCTTGGCTACTGGCCAAGGCGACGACCCACAAGTCATGTTGCGTTGGTCTGATGATGGTGGCCACACGTGGAGTAATGAACATTGGGCACCAATGGGCAAGATCGGCGCGTACTATCACCGCGTCTTTTGGCGACGGTTGGGCATGACGCTCAAGTTGCGGGACAGGGTTTACGAGGTGTCTGGCACTGATCCAGTGAAAGTGGCCATCATGGGCGCTGAATTGATTCTGAGCCCGACCAATGCCTGAACAACTCAATATAACAAACCTACCATCGTCGCGGGTCGAGTTTATCGACCCACGCACGGGTTTGATGTCGCGTGAGTGGTATCGGTTTTTCTTGAACCTGTTCAACCTGACTGGCGGCGGCAATAACCAGACATCGTTGGATGATTTGCAACTTTCACCTCCGTCTTTTCCGTCAAGTGGATCAGGCACGGTGACCTTTGTAGACATGACGGTGCCCACAGGTTTGGACGTAACGGGGGGCCCGATTACAACTTCGGGCACCTTTGTCGTCACATACGCTAGCGGGTATTCAATCCCTACTGACGCTAGCCAAGCCGAATGGGATACAGCCTACGCCGAGCGTTTGGAATGGGACGGCGGCAGCACCAATTTGGTAGCGGCCACGGGGCGCACGTCTTTGGGTGCGACTACGATTGGTAGCAGCATGTTCACGCTGACCGACCCTAGCGCGATCACATTCCCCCAATTTAACGCTGACAACACAGTCAGCGCTTTAGACGCAACTTCGTTTCGCACAGCAATTGGCGCGGGGACGGGTTCGGTCACGTCCGTGGGGCTATCCCTACCCGCCATTTTTACGGTGTCGGGCTCACCCGTCACAACCACGGGCACTTTGACTGCGGTGTTGGCTAGTCAAACGGCCAACTATTTCTTTGCTGCACCTGACGGCTTGGCAGGCGCGCCCACTTTCCGCGCCATTGTGGCGACGGATGTGCCCACTCTCAATCAAAACACCACAGGCACCGCGTCCAATGTGACAGGCACGGTAGCAATTGCTAACGGCGGCTCAGGCCAAATTACGGCCAGCGCAGCATTTAACGCCTTATCGCCCATCACTAGCACAGGCGACTTGATTATTGGAAACGGTGCCAATAGCGCCACGCGGTTGGCCATTGGGGCAAACACCTATGTTTTGACGTCCAATGGCACCACGGCGTCTTGGACGGCTCCAACTGGCGGCGGCGCGTCAATCAGCAATGACACGGCCACGGCAACCAATCTATACCCGCTGTTTGCCGCTGCCACAACAGGCACACCAACCACGATTTATACCAGCAACGCCAACTACCTGTACAAGCCGTCTACAGGCGAATTGACAGCGTTGGCGCATGTTTCTAGCAACGGTATACAGATTAACTCCAAGACTGTGGCCACAAGCTATACTATTGCTACTGGAAACAATGGTTTGTCTGCTGGCCCCGTAACTGTGAACAGTGGTATTTCGGTAACCGTTTCTTCCGGCTCCACTTGGGTCGTTGTTTAAGGAAAGACCATGACCGTAACGGCAAAAAATCTAGTCCCAGCCAAAACCGTTGAGGCGGCTCAGACAACGCAATATATTGCCAATGGCGTGACCACGATCATCGACAAGTTTACTGCCACCAACTACAGCGGTTCTGCCGCCACCATCAGCGTCAACTTGATTACGCCCACAGGCACCGCCAGCAATGACAATTTGATCGTAAAGGCCAAGTCCTTGGCGGCTGGCGAAACGTATATTTTTCCTGAACTTGTTGGTCACATCTTGCCTTCTGGCGGGTTTATCTCGACAATCGCTGGGACAGCTAGCGCCATCAACATGCGCGTCAGCGGAAGGGAAATATCGTGATGGATGTAATAACTTTGCCTATGTCAGGCAAAGTACAGGCGTTGGAAGCTGAACTTTTAAAAATGCCGCAAGCCGACATTATTACCGAGCACACTTTTTTGCCTGGTGTTTATGAGCGCAAGATCACAATTCCACCTTGGACTGTTTTGACTGGTGCCGCGCATAAAACTGACTATCACGTGCGGTTGGAAAAGGGCACGATTGCTGTCAATACAGAAGACGGCGTAAAGACTTTTACTGGCCCATTTGAGTTTGCGGCTTGCGCGGGGTTACAACGTGCTGGGCGCGTATTTGAAGAAGAGGTAGTTTGGGTAGATGTATACGCTAACCCAGACAATTGCAAAGATATTTTAAAACTTGAAGATAGACTGTATATTGTGCCCGAACATGGGTTAGGCGATAGTCGAACTGAAGAACAAAAAGCAACTATTGCGTATCGCGCGTTCCTATACAAACTAGGCATGAATGACGTTGAAGTTAATGAAATGCTTGATGTTTCAACGGGAGTAAAGAAAACAACTCCTGATATTTGCGCTTTGGTGGCAAGTAGAATGCAAGCAAAATGTAACCTAGTGTTATAAGGGGAATCACGATGGCAGGATGGACAGCAGCGGCTATAGTAGCCACTTCATATATAGGCTCACAGTCTTCTGGTAGAGCCGCAGACACGCAAGCTGGCGCATCAGATCGCGCCGCGCAACTTGAGCGCGAAACGGCTAAAGAGCAATTGGCTCTTCAAAAACGTACATACGAAGAAAACATAGCTAGGCAAAAGCCTTTCTACGATGTTGGCGTCAATGCGTTGCCTGAATTGGTAAACGCATCCAAATACACAAATTTTGGTATGGATCAGTTTAACGCCGACCCTGGGTACGCGTTTAGGTTGAAGGAAGGCCAAAAAGCGTTAGAGCGATCGGCTGCGGCTCGCGGCGGTTTGTTGTCTGGCGGCACTGGCAAAGCGTTGCAACAGTTTGGCCAAGAAATGGGTAGCCAAGAGTACATGAACGCTTTCAACCGCTATCAAACTGAACGTGCTGCTCGCCTAAATCCTTTGCAGTCATTGACTGGTATGGGTCAAACCACGGCCAATACGCTTGGCACCGCTGGTCAAAATTATGCAAATACCTCTGGAAACATTGCAGGAAATATGGCGACAAATGTTGGTAATCAAATTACAAACAGCGCGGCGGCACGGGCGTCTGGCTATGTTGGGAGCGCAAATGCTTTGACTAGCGGTTTGAACAGCTATTTGAACTACACGCAAGGGCAAAACTACTTGAATGCTCTATCAAATAGAACACCAGGCTTGCAATCCGGCTAAGGAAATAAAAAATGCCTATAGATCCTAGAATTTCACTTGGCGTTCAGCCAATTCAGATAGCCGATCCAGTAGCACGGTACGGTCAACTTGCGAATATCCAAAACGCGCAAAATCAAAACGCGTTGGCGCAATATCAATTGGGTACGGCAAAACGTGAAGAAGAAACGCTCAATGCGCTTAACGAAGCGTATGCAAAATCGTATGACAAAACCACGGGCAAGATAGACCGCAACCTTCTACGCGAATCTTTGGCTAGAGGTGGTTTTGGATCTAAGTTGCCTGGGATTGAAAAAACGCTGCTTGAATTAGACAAAGAAGAGTTGTTGCGTAAAAAAACACAAGGTGAAGTTGACTTGCAACCAGTTGAGTTAGCTAAAAAGCAAGCTGAGTTAGTCGATTCTAAACTGAAACAAGCACGTCAATTTTTAGACACGATTAACCCTGCGGATAGCACTGCTCCAGAACAATATCTTGGTTGGATTCGAGCTAATCATGCCGATCCTATTCTTGGCCCAGAACTCAAAGCTCGCGGAATTACGCCTGAACAATCTATAACTCGAATTCAACAAGCTGTGCAACAAGGCCCCCAAGCCTTTGCACAGTTGCTAAACCAATCCAAATTGGGCACTGAGAAGTTCATGGAAATGAACAAGCCAACCACGCAAGTAATTGATCAAGGTGGCCAAAGACAAATTCTTGAGCGCCCAGGCTTAAGCACTGGCGCGTTTACATCGGTCGGAAAATTTGAGGATGTACCGTTGCCTGCCAATGTGTTTGAGCAAAAGAAACAAATTGCTAAAGCTGGCGCATCTAACATTACTCAAAGCACTGAGAAAAAATACGGTGAGCAGTTTGCAAACAAAATGGCAGATGCTGACCTCACTAAATTGGCCACCGCTGAACAAGCGCCTCGGTTGGCTGAAAGCGCCAATCGAATTATTGACTTGGTTAAACAGGGCAACGTATTCACAGGCCCTGTTGCGGATGTCAAGTTGAACATCGCGCGGGTGTTAAACGTAGCAGGCGCAAGCAACGAAGAGAAAATTGCCAATACCGAATCGCTTATTGCCGCCACAGGTCAAAGCACTTTGGACGCAATTAAGAGCGCAGGCTTGGGTACTGGCCAAGGCTTTACCGATAAAGATCTTAATTTCTTAAAAGGCATTGCAGGCGGCACAATTCAACTTACACCGCAAACGCTTACAGAATTGGCTAGACTTCAACATCAAACTGCTACCCGCAGCGCAGATTCTTGGAACAAGCGCGCCAAACAATTGCCTAAATCAGCAACTGAAGGGACAGGTCTTTCTCTTGAGCCAATTAAAGTGCCGCCTTTATCGCCTAGCGCGGTGTTTGCGGTTAACCCAAAAACAGGCGAACGCATACAGTCTCTTGATGGTGGCAACACTTGGAAACCCGTAGGAGGTAAGTAATGGCTTTACCACCTGGATTTGAACTTGAGCAAGCCGCACCACCGCAGGAAGCGCCTGCGGGCATGAAGTTGCCGCCAGGTTTTGAAATGGAAACTGGCAGCGGCATCCCTAAACAACGTAGGTCGTTTTCCGACGTGCCTGGTGAGGCGTTAGCTAATCTTCCATCAAGCGCCGCTAGTTTTTACAAAGGTTTGGTAACTGCAATTACAAACCCTGCGCAAACAGCAACGGGCATATTAGATGTTGGTGCCGGTGCGTTGCAAAAATTGTTGCCTAAAGATCTTGTTGATTTGGTCAATCAAATCGACAACAACCCTGAAGCAGCCAAACGCGCCGTTGACACAGCAAACGCTGTTGGCGGTATGTTCAAAGACCGTTACGGCAGCATTGAAGCGTTGAAAAACACTTTGGCAACTGATCCTGTCGGCGCGGCGTCTGACCTTTCCACGCTGTTTACTGGCGGCGCAAGTGCAACTGCTCGTGTAGCGCCCGCAACGTCAAAAGTGTTGAGCACCGCTGCTAAGTACACCAACCCTCTAGCGCCTGTTACTTCGGCGGCTAACTATGGGTTGGCGTTGGGCGCAAAGGGCGCAGGCAATGTGGTTGACGCAATGGCAGGCGAACGTGCGGCAAATCGCGCGGGTAATATTGTGCGTAACGCGCTGACCGAAGAAGGTAGATCACCTCAAAATTTAGCCGCTGCGCAAAATGCGTTGGCCAACGCGCCGCCTAGCATGACTGTGCGACAGGCTTTGGCTGATGTGCCATCACCTCAAGTTCAGTATCTTGGCCAAACCGTTGAGTCCAAGACGGCACCTGGGCGCGCGTTGTCGATTCAACAAGCTCAAGAAGCTGACCGCATGGCGCGACTGCAAGGTGTCACACCTAATTTAAAGACCGCTGAACAAACGCGTAGCGCCATAAGTGATCCGTTTTATAGCGCCGCTACGCAACCTACCACGGCGGTTAACGTGTTGCCGTTGACGCAACAGGTTGACAGTTTGCTCGCCGCAAACCCAGGTAACGCCAAATTGGTGTCTGCGCTAAACCAAGTCAAAACTGGCTTAGAAGCAAGCACAAACGCGCAACAAGTGTCTTCGGTGTTGGACAATATTAAACAGTTGATTTCCGACAAAGACAATAAGTTTATTGTAAAAAATTTGGTCAACGTCAAAAACACAATTGAACAAGCGTTGCCTGGCTACCAACAAGCACAACAAGTCTTTGCCGCCGCGTCACCGCCTGTCAATCAAGCCAAAGTCTTGGGTGCCATGCAAGACGTGCTTAAACAGCCACTTGGCGCTGGTGAACGCGCAGGGCCGTTCATGACCGCGTTAGGACGCGGCGAAAACGCGCTACTTAAAAAAGCTACGGGCGCAGCAAGATATGACGACCTAAGCCAAGTGTTGTCACCGCAACAAATGGGTGTTGTCAAAGGCGTTGAGTCAGAGTTGAAGCGCAACGCCGAAGTGGTGCGTCAGACTCAAGCTGGCGCAGACGCCATGAAGATAATTTTGGAAGCCAACCAATCCAAGTTTCGCTTGCCGAGCTTTTTGGATGTCAAAGTAACGGTGACAAACCAAATGCTAGACATACTAAAAGATAAGATGAGCGCAAACGTGTTGAAAGAACTTGAAAAAGGCTTTCAGTCTGCTGAAGACTTTCAAACACTGATGAAAAAAGTGCCTGCGTCGCAACGCCTTGATGTGTTGAGGGCGTTGGGGCAAGCTAATTTGAGCCCGACCAAATTAAACGTCATCACGCAAACTCAAAACGCCTTAGCACCCACGCAACAAAACCAAAACGCGCTGCGTGTTGACCTGAGCGGCATGGCTCCACAATATCCATAAGGAAAACACATGGCTGGTTTAACCCCCTCCCCCAAACAGCAGATCTTCGGATCGGATGGCTTGCCGCTTGTCGGCGGCAAAATCTACACCTACGCGGCTGGCACTTCAACGCCTATCGCTACTTACACCGATTCAACAGCAAATACGGCCAACACCAATCCAATCATTTTGGATTCGCTTGGTCAAGCTGAAATTTGGTTGCTCAACACCACTAGCTACAAGTTCATAGTCAAAGACGCCGACGATGTGCTGCTCTACACCGTAGACTACATATCCATTCCCTTAGACGTTACGTCTTTTGCCTCACCACCTCCAATTGGTAGCGTCACGCCCAACACCGCCTCATTTACTACGATAACGCTGACCGACACAAGCGCTAGTAGGCTCAACGTAGGCACCACCGCGCAACGCCCGACACCTGTCACCGGCATGGTGCGCTACAACGTCACCACTGGCAAGTTTGAGGGCTACAATGCGTCGGCATGGGGTGCCTTGGGTGGGGGTGCTACTGGCGGTGGTGCTGACCAAGTTTTTGTGGAGAACGGCCAAACAGTGACCGCAGACTACACAATCACAACAAGTTACAACGCAATGAGCACGGGCCCAATTCTTGTCGATTCAGGCATCACAGTCACAGTCCCCAGCGGTAGCAACTGGGTTGTTCTCTAAGGAAAAATTATGGCAGTAACTATTAACGGGTCATCAAGCGTTACGATCAACTCAGGCGCTGTGCTAGGTATTACTTCAGGCACCGCGCTTGCGTCTACTAGCGGTACAAGCATTGACTTTACAAGCATCCCCTCATGGGTGAAGCGTATTACTGTGATGTTTAGTGGCGTTTCTGTAAGTGGTACATCTGCATTTTTGCTACAGCTAGGGACATCTAGCGGTGTAGAAACTAGCGGTTATCTTTCTTATAGCGCTATTACTGGAGGCTCAAACCTTGCTGGAGGAACGACATCTACTGCGGGTTTTATTATTTTTAGCAACGTAGCAGCTAATTTATTTTACGGTCAGGTAAGTTTTACTTTATTAGGCTCTAATGCGTGGGTTGGAGCGCATATTCTTGGGCTGAACTCATCAGCCGTGTCTTATTCAGTTCAAGGTGGAGGAAATAAAACTACTGCCTCAACTCTTGACCGCGTCCGCATCACCACAGTCAACGGCACAGACACCTTTGACGCTGGAACAATCAACATTTTGTACGAAGGATAACAACATGAGCTTAGTACAAGTACAAGGTAACGTCAGCGGCACAGGTACGCTGACCATCGCCGCGCCAAACACCAACAGCAACTACACGCTGACGTTGCCAACAGCAACAGGCACGTTAAGTGTGGGCGGTGAAATCCAACCTATTTCCGCTTCGGTTTCATCTAGCGCCTTGACAATCTCAGCGTCTGCACTTGCGCTAGATTTTCGATCAAACACATTGGGCAGCGGTACTGTTACAACTGTCACAGGAACACCCGCCAACTTGGTTATATCTAGCGGGTCAACGCTTGGAACGGTGAACAACGTCGCGTCGCGGATTGTGGTCATCGCCCTCAACAACGCTGGAACAATTGAGCTAGCCGCTGTGAACATCAGCGGTGGCAATCAGCTTGACGAGACAAACCTTATCACGACAACTGCCGAGGGCGGCGCTGGCGGGGCGGATAGCGCGTCAACAATCTATTCCGCAACAGCCCGAACAAGCGTTGCGTACCGTGTGATTGGTTTTATCGACAGCACCCAAGCCACGGCAGGCACATGGGCTACCGCACCGTCAACAATCCAAGGCGTTGGTGGTCAGGCTTTGGCGGCGCTCAGTTCAATTGGCTATGGACAAACTTGGCAAAGTGTAAGTAGAGTTAGCGGAACAACATACTACAACACCACAGGTAAACCGATTCTTTGCCAGTACACATTTAATGGCGGTGCATCGTTATCCGGCGTTTTTGTTGTAGGCGGCTTTAGCTTGCCAACTTTTAGCACTGGAACTTCAACAAATGGATTGCAGTTCGTAGCATTTGCGCTAATCCCGCCAGGTGCGGCGTATACTTTTACGACAAACGGCACGTTTGTTTCAGCATCGGAATTGAGGTAATCATGTACTACAAAGCCCCCGACAACTCTTTGCATTTCCTTGACTCGGCTGAGTATGAGTATCTGCTCCCCGCTGGCTCTGTTCAGATCACCGACGAAGAAGCTGACGCGCTGCGCCCACAACCCGCAGAATTAACTTACGCTGAGAAACGTGCCGCTGAGTACCCTTCCATGACTGACTATCTTGATGGTGTGGTCAAAGGCGACCAAGCGCAGATCGACAAGTACATCGCTGATTGCTTGGCAGTCAAAACCAAATACCCAAAGGTGTAAATCATGCCCATAACAATTAACGGCACATCAGGCGTAACCTTAACTAGCCAATTCGATTCGGCGTCTAGCTTTGGTTTCAAGAACCGAATCATCAACGGCCAAATGCAAATAGCGCAACGCGCAACGTCTGCAACCATTACTGCTGGCTCAACCATTGCGGCGGGTTATTCGACTGTTGATCGCTTCTATGTGTACTGCACCGGCGCAAACGTCACTGCGGCGCAAGTAGCTGGGTCAGGCGCAAACAGAAACAATCTTCAGATTACTGGCGCAGCGTCAGTCACCGCGATTGGTGTTGGCCAGCGTATTGAGTCGTTAAACAGCTATGACATGGCAGGCTCTACCGCCACGTTGTCTGTCAACATGTCGAACAGCTTGCTGACCGCAGTCACATGGACTGCGTATTACGCCAACACTGCCGACACCTTTGGCACCCTTGCGTCGCCAACAAGAACTCAAATTGCAACTGGCGGGTTTACCATCACTTCAACGCTTGCAAACTACAGCGCCCAAATCAGCATCCCCGCTGCCGCCACGACAGGTATTGAAATTGTCTTTACTGTCGGCGCTCAAGTGTCAGGCACTTGGGTTATTGGTAATGTGCAGTTGGAGAAATCATCCATTGCAACGAGCTATGACTATCGTTCATATGGGACTGAGTTGGCTTTGTGTCAGAGGTATTATGAAACGCAACAATATAGCTTTAGAAATTACAACGGAAACGCGAGTACATCTACTTTGTTTCACAGCCAAAGTCTTGCGGTTGTTAAAAGGGCGGCACCTGCAGTTTCTGTAACAGATCTTACGTACACAAATGCTTCTAGTGCTACTGGCACAGCGCTGAGTACGTCTGCTATTCGTTTAGGCTGTACAGCTAGCGCCGTTTCTCAAGCTGGCGTGGCTGGGACATTAATTGCTGAAATTGAACTTTGAGGTTAAATGATGTACAAACTTATAAACGAAAATAATTTTGTAGTTCGCGTTGCAGACAACGCGTGCATTCCATTTGATCCCGCCAACACCGACTACCAAGAATATCTTGCGTGGCTCGCCGAGGGCAACACGCCGGAGCCAGCAGATGAATGAAATAAAATTAGCCGTGCATGAGGCCGTCTGTGCTGAACGCTATGCGGCTATAGAGAAGTCATTTGTCGATGGCGACAAACGCATGAGCCGCATTGAGTACCTGCTCTACATCGTGATTGGTGGCGTCCTGCTCGGCCCAGGCTTTGCTGGTGAGTTGGTCAAGAAAATCTTGGGGCTGTAAATTGACCCGTTTACAGCCGCCCTTGCCGCTATCGCTGCCATCAAGCAGGGTGTTGCGCTATACAAGGATGCAAAGGCTGTTGCCAAAGATGTCTCTGCCATCACAATGGAGATTTCTGGTTACATCGGTAAAT